TCTACCTCAGACAACCTTGTCGACAAGTAAGAATCCGTAGCATGTGATGACACTCCTTCTGGCACCTCCACCTCCTCCATCGTGGTAGAAGGAGAGAAGCTCTTGTACACCCCACTCGACTGGTACACCGGGCCACTGCCGACCGCTATGTCTCCGTTGAGTAGGGGGTATACTTGGCTATTCCCCGTTCCGCACATCCTAGCGCATGACCGGGCCAGGATCCCCGCGAATGGTTTTCCATATGAGCGGTTGATCAAAGTCCGACATCCCTGTACCATCACGTTCAGTCCCTCCACCGCCGACAGTTTCCACTCATTCACCCAGTTGCCAGACACCACACTACCGACTGCCCGGAGGAAGTACCCGTTCACCTGGTGCTCCGTGATTGCCATCCTGAGGAATTCCGCTGTGACCGTACCCACACTTTGTTTCGATGGGTTGATCCTACAGGGGGATGCGCGCGTAGCATTGACGATGGCTGCTGCGCTATTGATCGATGGAGCACTGATGTATACATCGTCCCCGACGTGCAAACACCAACAGCTTTCGTATAGCTGCTTGCCCAGCATAAGCCGCACGTAAGCTCCGTTTAGCACCGAGTTCAGGAAGCTCGTCCCGCGGTGTCCTGACATAAGCGTACCCTTCGCAACACCGATTCGGCGTCCCTTGTAATGCAGGTTCATCTTCTCGAAAGATTGCACCAGCCGTGACCCCATTTCTTTGTCGTATCCTGTTGCTGCGATAACCTCCTCAATCACGATCTGTTGCGCAGCGATCGTGTGTTGGGAGTTGAAATCATCGAAGTCTAACATGACTGACAGTTCTCCTCTCTCCTTCAAACTCAGAACCCTGGTGGCCATACCAGCGTGTCCCGCCGATCCGGGGTCCAAGACAACGCGTCTGTTCTCCCATGCGTGTTCCACTGGCCGCAATAGGTGCTCGAAAGCGAAGTAGCTTACCGAATCGCAAGCTAGAATGGCCCGCGTCTTCCCGTGCTCGAGCTTGGGTGATGCACTCACGAAGACCTCGCCATCCCAATCTGGGATTGGG